GCGACATTTGTCTACTGGCTGTTTGACCGCACACAGTGCAACGACTCGCGTAAGCGAGACAGTGGACGACCGAATTGCTGTCCTGTAACTTTGCCCCTGGATAGGATAAGCTGGGAGCAGGTGGCTTTTTGAGAAGGGGTGGCTGAGCTAGTAGGGACGCTAGTAGATCTGTATTGCTCGCAAAGCAGATCAGCATACTGGTGCCGACGACCTAGAAGGCTACTCATCTATCTTCGTTCGGAATTTAATTATTACTTAAGCAATTGAGCATGAGTTTTCAAACACAAATACAATCTACTGTCTCACCCCCCCTCTCGCAAGTCGTCCACACTGGCAGCGCTGCCGTTGTGGCAGACAATAAAAGTTTCCGCCATTATGGCGCAACTCTGGTCGCGCGCTCCCTCATCAAAGAATTGAAACAAACCAACCGAGTCGCGATCCAGTACCGGGTGGGTATGGGTGGCACAACGCGAGATGCCGCTCTTAAGTGGCAGAAAGGTGGCGTCGCGTCCACGCAACTGTTCAAGCCGAATGAGGTTTCCGCTGGCGTTGTTACTGCAATGGCGCGGAAATACTCTAACTTTACAGGACAGTTCAGCCACGCTGACCTGTCTGGCCCAATCTGCCGTCTAGCGCAGTGCATCGGGATTTACGCGTTGACAAAGAAGTTGTCATTTGCTGATCTCAAAGACGGGATGCCGACGAAAATAAGAACGCTGTCGGTACTTGATGACCCGGTTGCCGCGACCCCGCGCTCTGTGTTCGTACCCCGTGTCGTGTCAGACACTGTCGGGCCTGACGTGTTTAGCGCGCTAGTTGGCGCAGTTAATGCGACAGGGAGTACGGTGATCACGGACGTGTGCGACGTTGATGCCAACAACAATGCGCCGGTGATACGTGTGCCAAGCGACAGCCAGCTCGCGATCGGCTGTGTACACGCCTTACGCTTACTCTTCTCCATGTATGAGGAGAGCGATGCCGGCGCGATCGCTGCCGTTGCCTATTACGCTGGCATACACAAAGCGATCACAGTCGTGGGCCACACTGACGAGGGCGCGTACGTGCGCGACATGTGGCGGGCTGTGACATTCGGGCCACCTAGAGGCGGCGTGTACTGTTCGAGCCCTGAGTCGTTCGTCGGGTTGCCAATGCCCGATGTTACGAACTTTGATTCGTTCGTCGCACTCGCAGACGGGTCTGCACTACTGTCTGCCGGCCTGTCAGCGATCTCAGATCCACTGGTCACGTATAAAGGGAAGAGGTACCCAACAATCGTGGCCGCACAGGCGGCGCAACTGACAGACGGCAAAGGTGTTGCGTCTGATGCTGACTACTCGTTGGACTTGACTAGTCAGGTGGCGAGCGGAAGCAGTGTGTTTTGCCGCAGATATGCCGTTAACCTTGCGCGCTCGCTCATGCTAAACGATGGAGGGGCAGATATCGCGTCTGTGGCAATGGAGTCCGGTTTCAACGAACTGTCGGGGCGGACCAACAGGCACTTGAAGTTGCCGGTTGCAGCCCCTTTCTACTGGGTTGAGCCGACGAGCCTCATCCATGACGTGCAGGTATATGACAGCCCTGCACAGGATAGTGGCTATGGGGCGTATGCCGGGACAGACAACCCCGCTACCCTGCCCTATTTTGAGGACCTAGAGGTGCGTAGGCAAGGCGCTAATGTTGAGCACTGGTTTGCAGGGTGGCGCACTGCTCGAACTTGCGGAGCTGTGCTATTGCACAGATACAATCCCCAGGACGGGCTCGGGGCACTTATAATACGCCAAGCATCCCAGACGGGGTTTGCACTGCGGGGCGGTATGTCAGAAGACATACTCGTAACCATGCGGCGTAACGCCCCGCTATCCGAATATCTGTGGGAGCGCGGCGATGCAGGACTTCCAGCTCCAGCCGAACTGGTGTACACTGGCAACTCCATTGCTTTCCTAGCGGTTCAACAGACCCTCGATCCGCTAAGCTACGACGTGGCTGACGCTAACCTAAAAGCTGGCATGGACCACGACGATATGGTGCATGTCAGTGTAGGACCGCCATCGTTCATGCAGATCAGCAACATCGGGTCCAGGACTGCAAAGGTGGTTAGGGCGCGAACTGCGGCTGCTGCGTCACTGGCTGCGACTCGCCTTGGTGCTAGAAGGCGTATTGACGCGCTGACCGGCGGTGAGGACTTGGCGCTGTCTGGAGAGTCGCCCATCAACTGGAAAATTGCGACCGGTTTAGCTACTGTGTCAGGAGTTGAACAAGGCGCATCATTAGAGTTGCAGCAACGGGGCTCGTCGAAAGGGAGTCCGGCTGCAAAAGTGGTGCAGATGGCGGCGGACAAGTTCCACGCTGTCAAGCAACCACGGCGTCAGGAACTAACGCTAACCGTCGCAGGTGGCTCACAAGCCCCTGCAGGTAAGGCAGAGGTGGAGCAGGGCACTGAGCGTGGCATCGAAGTGCCAGCAGAAATCCAAGCGGGCGGGCCAAGTAGCGCTCCCCCCGCTGCGCAATGAGCGTAGCTGGCGATCGAGCGCGCGCAGCTGAACGCTGTGCAGCGCTTGGCAAACTGGGCACCGCACTGCGTCGTGTGGTGGACGGTGTGCCAGCAGGGTTCGCAAAGTGGGGGCTTGCTCGACAGTATGCGTATGTATATACGTTCCTGCCGCGCAAGCTATACATTGAAGCCGCTGCTGTATCATTGTTATATTGTGACGCAACAGTTCAGGTGCCTTACAACCATGGGCTGTGTATGTGGCTAGTAAGGAATGCGATACGGGATATTATCAAACCTGCGTACGCGAAAGATGTGCGAGGTTGGGTTGATGGACAGCTACCACCGGTAGACTGGGTGGCATTCAAGCGACACCCTGCTGCGGTATCAAAGTCGAACGTCTACTTCAGGGAGATGATGCGTTCAGCGGTATCGCGTTGTCCGGATGCTTACGCGCAAGCAATAATATGGCGCGAGTACCTCTATGAAATGACAAATGACCAAGCGTGTGGAGTGCTGTTGTATGCTACAGGCCTGGCGCGGCATTACGGCTGGGACTTTGCGATGCGACTGGGTATCTGCGCTGTCATCGACAATAGCAACGTCAAATGCTTGAGCGGCGTAATTAAAGCACTCGGCCAAACCGCCGAGCTGACCGGTGCTGTGCTGGCTGAAGCAAACTGTATAGTCGGTAGGGGTGTAGCGCCCATCAACGAGTATGAGGCTGCCCTAGAGCGGGTCGTGGGGCATGGCACACCGGCGTGTCAATTGTTCGACGACGAGTCACTACGTTCCGCGATCCGGAGCATAATTGCCGACGAAATCGACATGAACAAGGTTGAAATCAGGGACGTCGACGCTTTCTGGGAATCTAGATGGGCGTGGTGTGTTAACGGCGCACACTCGCGGATGGTTGAGAAGCACGACGCACGCTGGGCAGTGCCGATGGGCGGCCAAGTCCATCGCCGAGTGGCGATCGAGTCGTGGACGAACAACCCGATAAAATGTTGGGATGGGACGGTGTATGTGTCGCCGAGTTCTAAATTGGAACATGGCAAGACTAGGCTACTGCTCGCATGCGACACGGTGTCGTATATTAACTTCGAGCACTTAATGCAAAGCGTAGAACCGGCGTGGAAAGGGAAGCGAGTAATCCTCGACCCTGGGAAGGGCGGAGCTGCCGGTATTGCGCGACGAGTGCGGAATATGGGTCAGGGCGCATGTTATGCTGCGCTGGACTACGACGACTTCAACAGCCAACACACGTTGGCCGCGCAGAAGATACTAATCGAAGAGACGTGCAACATGATCGGCTACGACAGACTGTTGACAGACAGGTTGGTGTCTAGCTTTGACCGGATGCTGATTTGTTACGGCGGGAAAGAGCTTGGTTATGCACACAGCACATTAATGTCTGGACATAGGTGCACGACCTATATTAACAGTGTACTAAACGCAGCATATATAAAATGTGCCCTAGGTGACACCTTCAACAGACTGAAGTCGATGCATGTGGGTGATGATATCATTGCGGCGTGCGCCGGTTCGCAGGAGGCTGAAATGTTACTGCAGGCCATGCAGCGCACAAAATGTCGGATGAATCCGCTAAAACAGAGCATTGGCGTTGTGACGGGGGAATTCTTGCGCATGTCGATCAACAAACGGTATGCCTGTGGGTATCTTGCTCGCTCGGTGGCAAGCGCGGTCAGTGGCAACTGGACAGCTGACAAAGCTCTGAGTCCACCTGAGCGCCTAAGAACGGTAATCGTGCAGGCAAGGTCCTTGATCAACCGGAGCGGTGTGTGTGAGAATGTCGCGTTGTTGCTGGCGCACGCTGCGTCCAAACGGACTGGGATCAAGGTTGACTTGATGTCACGGCTGCTCACTGGGCGCATCACGCTCGGCCCTGGGCCTGTGTACGCAGGTAGCAACACCGTCATCGAGTACGCGTACGAGGATACTAGTAGAGAGAGAATGAGAATGCCGGACGGTGATTACTCATTAAATGCGACGACGTCGTACCTCACAAGCGCCCTATCAGACGTAGAGCGGGAGGCACTAATCAAGGCGAACGTGTCGGTCAAAAACGCCATGGCTGAGGCATCATATATGAAAAGCCTCGCCACGCGTGCCGACCCGATCGCTGAGACTAGGAGATACCGCTTTCGGCTGGCAAGGGCGTACCGCTTGCCTGGGAGCACTAGTGATAGAGACGCCTTGTCACACGACAGGTGGCCAGGCGTGTTGGGGAAATACCCAATATTACAACTAATTAGGCAACGGATGCCGGCCTCATTAGTAAGGGACCTCGTGCTCAAGCTGGCGCCCCGGCTACGTTCGCTGCCGCTAGAAGTGGCTGCCTGGGGCTACGAAAGCTGTGGGTACCGGTTAATTGGCATCCTGCCATATGCCGATGCCGCCGCCATAAGTTCAAGGATGGCGTACGGTGTCGTGTACGTTGAAAACAACGTCTATATGTAGGTCGTGCTTAGCATTGCTAGCATGGCCGACGAATTGTTATGTG